GCCGCTGTTCGCCACCGGCAGATCAATACGGCGAGTGCGCTCGTAGGTGCTGGTGGTCTTGCCGTCGACAGCCTCGCTCAGCACTTGCTGATAGGCGCCGCCATCGGTGGCCAGCTCAACCATGTACTCGATCCGATAGCCGTTCACGTTGCCACTGGCATCGACCGATTGCAGGGCGGGCCAGGCGAAGCGCAGGCGCACGGCCGACAGCTCGGTATTGCTGATTGCTCGCACATAGGGCGTACCGCTGCGCAGCTCGATGCCGAGTGAGGTTTCGTTCTCGATCGATGGAATGCCTTGGATGTAGCCCTGCTCAACAGAGCCGCTGCGGTACTCCCACTTCACGTTCGGGAAGTTCATGTTGCCTTGCGAGTCTTGCAGCGGCGTGTTGTCGAGGTAGATGTCCTGGGCGGTCGGATTACCGGCGAACTCACCCTCGCCCATCGCGATCAGGATCTTGGCCATGGCCACCGAACGAAGGCTATCCGGTGCCTCGCTCGGCGTCTTTGGTTTTTCAGATCCGCCTTTTGCACCGTGAATATCAAGCTGCTGTGCTACGCCCATACGTTCCTCCAGGCGAAAAAAAACCGCCTGAAGCGGTCTTGAGGAATTCACTGATTCTTTGGGTTAGTGAACTGCGTACATCACGACAGCTACGCCGCACGCGATCATGAATATCGTTGCGCCGAAAGCCAGCATGACGCCGGCAATATTGGCGCCGCCTTCCGTCATCTTTCCTGTCACGGTCAATCTCTCTTTGGTATTCTTCAAATAGATTCTCTTCATGGTTCAGTCATGGAGCGGATACAAAAAACCCCGGCACGCTGCGAACGTCCGGGGTTTTTGCTTTTCTGGCCCGGCGATCTCTCGATCATCTGCGGCGCAGGGTGTCGGTTTCCCGACAATTTGATGCTTCGTAACCTTAATGAGGGTTTTTCTCCCCAATAAGGGAGACATAATCATTACATCTGGTCTTCGGCGTAGATCGCGGCGCTGATGATCGCACCGCCCCAACGGCGCTTGCCGATGCAAAGCGGGACAGGGTTGCCGGATGCCGTCGTGTTTTTCGCGCTGCCGAAGGCATAGCCTGGGGTGTTTTCAGGGGCCGCGCTGGTCTTGAGACCCTTCGCCGCAGGGCTTAGCATCTGGATGACGCCGCCGATGGCCATGGATGCCCCCATCGTGATCAGTGCAGAACCGAATGGCGCGCCTGCGCCGAAGGTACCGCCAGTGATGACCAGGCCGACGACGATGAGCACGGCACCGATAATTGTTTGAAGTCCGCCAGCCTTTTTGCTGCCAGCAATGATCGGCGCGATTCGTATGTCGCCGTCTCCGGCGAAACCTAACTCCTCTTCCCCGATGTTCGTTTTGCCGCGGAACACGGCGAACTCAATTCCGCGAGATTTTGCGTTGGATAGGAACCGTTCAAAACCAGGAATCTGCACGCACAAGGCTTTGATGGCTTCAGCCGGCGACCGGACAGAGAGACGAAAGGATCGGCCAAACTGTCTGAGCTGCCCATATAGCTTGATCGTGGTCATTGGTTGGTAGTTGATCGACAGCATGGACATGCGTTTCTCCAGGCAATAAAAAACCCGCCGAAGCGGGTCATAAATACGGACTCAATTTATAGACAGTTTTGCAGGGCGGTCAGCCGCTTCTCAGATATCCAGTTGTTCAGCACAGCGTAATACTTACCGACCGAGCCCGACGCACCTGGCTGGATGTCGACGAAGTACTCGGAGCCTGCAGTGAAGACCGTATAGCCGCTATCCCGGCCAGGTTGAAGGGTGGCTTCAGGTGTTACCCCAAACAGAGACTGGTTTTGCCATTCGTACTGCACGCACAGGGCAACAGCTTTGTCAGACTTTTTCGAGTACAAAATTTTGCGCGGACCTTCCTGCCTGGCTTCGTTCATCGTTGGCGCCATGCACCCCGCCAGCAGCATCACCGCCAACGCTCCTATCAAAATCCGCATTTCGATCCCCTGATCAGTTGACCATCTCCAGAATTCTGTTTTCGAGCGTGCCTTTGGCATAGCAGCTAACCTCGGGTGAACTAAAGCCCTGCTTAGTCGAGAGGTCGAAAACTTTATCCGCGTGCCCACCAGGAGCCCCATCGAAGCCGGTCGCTATGGATTGAACATTTACAACATACTTTGTGTTTACGGCTACTGACGTCCCCGAGCCAGAGGGCGCAACATAGATGTTCACGCGGCCATCCAATTTTGTTTTTCGCTCAATATTGAACGCTATGGATTTATCGTTAACTATTGCGAAAGCTGCGGAGTCAGCAGTGCTATAAACCACCGTTTGTTTTCCGCGCGCATTCTCAAACGTCCGCGAACTGACCCCGCAATCAACGAACTCGGATGGTTTATTTGACGTAAACGACAAATTTATCAGTCTTGAGTTTTTATCAATGTTGTTGATGACAAAGAAATCGCTACTCAGCTGCCTTACCAAGGAATCCCAAGCCTGATCAAACGGCGCGCTTACCTGCTTGGTATTGCTGACCGGATGGGTGGAGGGCGGTCGATAGTCCAGTGAAGACGTCGCACAGCCTGAGATTAATAATCCGACTACTGTTGCCCCTAAAAGCTTGCGCATAACCCAGCTCCCTTAAATGTCAGGAAACTCTACCACTGGTTTTGCTGTCGGCAAAATGCCATCACGAAAGCCCTGCATGGGCTAGGTTTGTGGTCATCTGTTACAGGGCTTTACTACCAGCCTGGGTTTTTTCTTGCCAGCCAGAAACGAAAAAGCCCAGCGGATGGCTGGGCTCAATCTAGTGCGCGTATAACTTAAATTCTCTGTCGATCCAGACGACGTGAAATATTCGGCCTTTTCGGTAGCCAACCATTGCAACCAGATCGTAAGCCCGAAATGCCAAAAGCTTCACATCAGCCGTTAAAAACGGTGGGATACCGACCTTCAGAACTCCACGATCAATTATCTCAGTACCGTATCCATGACGATCAAGCTGCCGAATTTCTCGCCAAGATATTTGGCTTATTCTCCGCAAGCGATCGAGCATCTTTGATCGCTCCTCCTGCTGGCAGTCGTGTATACACCAGCCAGCCTGAAGATATTCAAACGAAAAAACAGGCGGTTTTAAATCTGAGTCATCAACCTCAGACACTGCCTCTCGCGTCTTTATTTTTGCGTTTTGAGCAGCCCTACCCCTGATTCGTCCCATTTTCAGTTAACCAAGTTTTCCCTGAAATATACTTCCATTTCGTCAGAGGGGATTTCCTTGCTTGACACCCCTTCCTTATAATTATCCTTCCAGGGATCTTCTTCATGCGTCAATTGGCGTAGCTTCCACGCCGAATACTGGCCATAAACCTCATAGACGTCATCAAGCAATCGTCGCTGCGCCTTGCTAAATACTGTCGCGTCAAATTGCGCCGGGGCAGGTATGGCACTTGAGCCATGTTGGCTGTAACGATGATAAAGATTGGCAACCACTGGGCCATGCATCCACGCCTCAATTGGTTCGTCAAAAAGTGGCTCATCGAGCAGGGCCAAGCTAAATCCCTGCGCGTAGTACACCAATTTCTGAAGTTTCAGATTCGAGATTTCTCCCTCGTCACCTTCGACAGATAGGAAGTATTTAGCTACATCGTGGCTCGTAGGCACGACCGCCTCCTTTATTGCTGATGCAATTCCTTCGCATCAGCCTAGATCAAAAATGAGGCGCGAGTCTGCACAAGTCAAGAGACTTCGTCAATTTGTCATTGACTTTGGCATACGTTATTCGCTAGGAATTTGACTTCCTCAAATCCTGTACAAATCCCCAGTAACACCCCAGCAATCGCCGTAGTAGCCTCCTGCCTCCATGCAACGGATACCCCCAGTCCTTTGCCTGCAAGCCCAAGGACTGGGATTGCGCCAATTTCGGCGCGGATAACGCAAAGGAAAGTGAAGATGCAGAATGAGCAAAAAATAATCGACGCCATTAATTCGCACGGCGGAGACATTCTCACCATCAGCTGCATATTGGCCGGGCTCCTTGA